GTGATGTTAGAAGATGATGGTTCTGCAATTGTTAATCCTGAAGAGGCTGCACCTAACTCAGGTTTTATGGCTAACCTTGCTGAAATTTTAGATGAAGGATATCTACAATCTTTATCCAATGAATTACTAGAAAAAGTTGAATCAGATAAATCCTCTCGTGAAGATTGGGAACAAGCATACACAAAAGGTTTAGATTTATTAGGTTTTAAATATGAAGAAAGAAGCAGACCGTGGAGAGGTGCTTCTAGTGTACATCACCCTGTTCTTGCTCAAGCTGTCACACAGTTTCAAGCAATGGCTTATGTAGAATTACTACCAAGCGATGGTCCTGTTAGAACTCAAGTAGTCGGAGCTAATTCTTCTGAAATGCAATTAGCAGCAGAGCGTGTCAAAGATTACATGAACTATGAGATTACTCATGTCATGGAAGACTACAATCCAGAGATGGATCAACTGTTATTTCAATTACCTTTATCAGGTAGTGCTTTTAAGAAAATTTATTTTGACGAAGTTTTAGGAAGAGCGACTTCAAAGTTTATTCCGGCAGAAGATGTTGTCGTACCATACGGTGCATCTGATTTAGACAATTGTGATCGCATTACTCAAATTGTCAAAATGTCGATGAACGACTTACGCAAAAAACAAGTTTCAGGATTTTATCGTGATATAGACCTAAAACCATATGATGATGAAACATCAGATGTCCAACAAAAGATGGATCAGATCGAAGGAGAGAAACGTTCTGATTATGGCATGGACGACATGACAGAACTTTTAGAAATGCATGTCGATTTAGATTTAGAAGGTTTTGAAGATATTAATCCAAGAGATGGTGAGCCCAGCGGTATTAAATTACCTTACGTTGTAACAATTGATAAAGGATCATCTAAAGTTTTATCTGTATATAGAAACTACAATGAGAATGACCCTATTAGAAAAAAGAACGAATACTTTGTTCATTACAAGTTTTTACCTGGTTTAGGTTTCTACGGTTTTGGTTTAATCCACATGATTGGTGGATTAACAAGAACTGCCACATCAGCATTAAGACAACTACTTGATGCAGGTACTTTATCAAACTTACCTTCAGGTTATAAAACACGTGGCTTTAGAATTCGTGATGATGCTGAACCATTACAACCTGGTGAGTTTAGAGATGTAGATGCACCTAATGGTAATATTCGTGAAGGCTTAATGCCTTTACCATTTAAAGGCCCTGACGGTGTTTTATTTCAATTATTAGGTTTCTGTGTAGACGCAGCAAAACAATTTGCAACTGTTGCAGATATGCAACTATCAGAAATCGGTAGTTCACAAACTCCTGTAGGTACAACCATGGCTTTAATGGAGCGTGGTACCAAAGTAATGTCTGCTGTTCACAAAAGATTACATTATGCACAGAAGAAAGAATTTCAATTACTTGCTAAGATATTTAAATTAGTTTTACCACCTGTATATCCTTTCAATGTACCTGGCGGTCCAAGAGAAATTAAACAATCTGACTTTGATGATACTATAGATATTTTACCAGTATCTGATCCAAACATTTTCTCTATGTCACAAAGAGTGACTTTAGCACAACAACAATTACAAATTGCTCAATCAAATCCTGAGATGCATAATTTGTATGAAGCATACAGAAGAATGTATGTTGCATTAGGTGTTAAAGATATTGAACAAATACTTCCTATCCCTACACCTCCTCCTCCACCAGAACCTAAAGATCCTGCAAGAGAAAATAGTGAGGTTTTGATGGGAGCACCTTTACAAGCGTTTCCACAACAAGGTCATGAACAACATATAAAAGCTCACAGATTATTTATGAGTTCTGGATTAGTAAAAACAAATCCAATGGTTGTTGTTAGTTTACTGTCTCACATCAATCAACACGTATCAATGCTTGCAACAATTACTGTTGATCAAGCTTTACAGGAAGAAATGCAACAAATGATGCAAAAATTTAATGGTGAAATTCCACCAGAGATAGCACAACAACTTCAAATGAACAGAGAAAAATTAATTAATGAAGAAATCGTCAAAATTACAGAAGCGATGGTAACAGAAGAAGCTGAAGCAATGCAGGATCAAATGATGGATCCGTTAGTTTTATTAAAACAACAAGAATTAGCTCTAAAAAAGGAAGAATTAGAGCTTCGAGCACAGCAACAAGGCGAAAATCAAGCGTTAAAAGAAGGTCAATTTGAATACAAACAAGTATTTGACTCGCAAAAACTACAAAAAGACTACGATTTAGCAAATTTAAGAGCAAATGTAGCACGAAATAGACAAAATGCCCCTAACAACCAAAGGTAAAAAAATAAAAAAGTCGATGGAAAAGACTTATGGTAAGAAAAAAGCAAAAAAAGTGTTTTATGCAAGTAAAAATAAGGGAAAAATTAAAGGAGTAGAAAAAAAATGATTAATTTACTAGCTGGACCAATTGCAGGTATGATTAAAGATGCTGTTACTGGTTTTGTGGAGACAAAAAAAGCAAAATCTGAACTAAAATTGACTGAGATAAAAGCACAAAAGTCGCTTAAAGAGCAACAAATTGCCGGAAAAGTTGCGTGGGAGGCATCAGCTGTAGATCAAATGAAAGGTAGCTGGAAAGATGAGTTTGTTTTACTAGCTTTAATGATACCTGCTATTTGTAGCTTCTTACCTTTTATGCAACCACACATTGCACGTGGTTTTGAAATTTTAGAAACTTTACCAGAGTATTACACGCATCTTTTGTATTTGGCTTGTAGTGTTTCACTAGGGGTTAGAGCTGCACCTGGTATCAAAGGAATGATATCTAAGAAAAAGTAAAGTGAAAAAAGCAAAAAAACTAACAACAACAGTTCCACCAAAAAAAGGACCTGTGTCACAAGGGTTGAAAAATACTTACAAAAAGATACAAATAGTTAAGATAACTAAATAAGGATTCTTAACATGAAACATTCGTATTTTAAGATACCAGGATGGTTTAACTATTCTGAAACCTACGACATCATTGTCGACCAAATTCCAGACAACGGTAAAATTGTAGAGATTGGATCTTTTCTAGGTCGTTCTACACATTACCTTGCAACATCATTAGTAAATGCAAATAAAGAAAATGTAAAAATATACTGCGTTGACACTTTTGAAGGATCTACTGAGCATGCAGATATTAAATTACCTAAAGATTTTTCATCAATTTTTAAAGACAACCTACAATATTTTATAGGTAGAAATATGGTCAATATTTGCCAAGGACGATCTGATGAAAAAAGAATATTAGATATGTTTAAAGATAATTCTATTGATTACATCATGGTTGATGGTGCTCATGAGTATGATGCGGTACAAGATGATATTTTAAACTGGTGGCCAAAGCTAAAAGAAAACGGAACAATGGTTGGTGATGACTACTTATTGAATTCTGTATCGACAGCAGTAAAAGACGGTTTTACTCAACTACAAGTTACTAATTATGGAGCCAATAGAGGTGTTGAACAAACATGGTATTGCTCAAAAGGCAATAGTAACAAAGTTTTTGAAAAACGTATACCTGGAGTTAACGCTTACGTATGAGCGCATTCGTAATATACAACTTAAAAGAAGAGTTGAAAAAAGCAAGAGAGATATTACTTGAAAATTTAACCCAAGGGGTTGAAAAAATGGAAGATTACAAGTATATTTTAGGAAAGATACACATGCTAGACATGTGCCAACAGGAAGTTTCTCGCCTGCTGGAAAAAGAGGAGAAATTTGATGACTAAAACATTATACGTGCCTGATCACGTAAAAGCAAAATTAGATAACCCTTCTAAGGGTATTGACAAAAAGAAAACTGAATTAGAAAAACTTCCAAAACCTGTTGGGTGGAGAATTTTAGTATTACCTTTTAAAGCAAAGGAAAAAACTAAAGGTGGTGTTATCTTAACAGATAAAACTTTGGAAGATTCACAATTAACTGCATCTGTTGCTATGGTGTTAGCCGTAGGAGAAGATGCATATCAAGATAAAGAAAAGTTTCCTAATGGTCCTTGGTGTAAACAAGGCGATTGGGTTGTGTTTGGCAGATACGCAGGATCAAGACTAAAGATAGATGGTGGGGAAGTAAGATTACTCAATGATGACGAGATACTCGGCACTGTTGATAATCCAGAGGACATACTAACAATACTTTAACATGGAGGTACCATGCAAACAGAAATAACATCTGCTCAAAAAGATAAAATGGTTGATTTAGATGTCTCTGGTGAAGGAGCTGAAATAGAACTTGAGGATAAGTCTCATGGTTCAGTAAAACCAGAAACATACGAAGATGTAAAAACCGAAGAAAAAGATCCGTTACAACCCAAAGTTGAAGTTCAAGAAGAACAACAACAATCTGAAGAAATGGATCAATACTCTGACAAAGTCAAAAAACGTATTGATAAAATGACTTATAAGTTAAGAGAGGCTGAGAGAGAAAAAGATGCCGCTCTTCAATATGCTCAAAATGTACAAAAAGAATTATCTGATGCTAAGAAAAAAACTTATGATTTAGATAAAGGATACATGACCGAAAGTGAAGTCCGAAATAGAATGGCTTCAGATTTAGCTCGTCAAAACTTAATTGCTGCAAGAGAACAAGGTGATTATCAAAAAGAAGAGGAAGCTAGGCAAGCTTTAACTAAATTAGATTTAGAAGCTGAAAGAATTAGAGTTACCAAATCTAAGAAAGAACAAGAGTTTGAAAACTTTCAAAAAGAATACGAGCAAGAGCAACAAAAACTTCAACAGTCTTATCAACAACCTAGACCACAGCCTTCTCAAAAAGCATTAGCTTGGGCTGAAAAGAATACCTGGTTTAGACAAGACGAAGAAATGACTGATTATGCTCAGAGAGTACATCGAGGATTAGTGGCAGAAGGGTTTGACACAGAATCAGATGAATACTATGATGAATTGACTAATAGGGTTAAAAACAAGTTTCCAGAGTCTTTTAATCAAGGCTCGGATCAGACAACACGAAGCAACAAAATCGCCCAACCTGTTGCTTCTGCATCAAGGTCTGCAACCAGTGGGCGCAAGTCTGTTAAGTTGACTCCTAGTCAAGTAAAAATAGCAAACAAGCTAGGGGTTCCCTTAGCTGAGTATGCTAAGTACGTTTAAGGAGGTACAAAATGACAGATATTAAAACACCAAGAAGTGCACAAACAAGGGAGAAAGAAGCTCGTAGAAAGCCTTGGACTCCACCGTCTCAGTTAGACGCACCACCGT